AGGAGGAATAAATATGATACATGAAGATATCTTAAAAGTGATAGACGAACAATATGTGATTGACATGAGAGCGGCTGAAGAGGAAGAAAAAGAATTTCTTTTCAAGGAACTAAACACTAAGCAGAAGACGGCTATCCGTAAAGACTGGAGGGCATGCCCACTTTCAAGATGGAACAGCACAACAGCGAGAGCATACTTAACATCTTGCACGAAAGCGAAATTCAAATGTGAGTATGTATGCAATAATATCCGTCAAGAGAATGCACTCATAAGTAACTTTATCAAGCAATACGGAAGAGTAGCTCTGAAAGATTTCATCTACGCTTCAATGAAATCCTACAAAGGTAATAAGCAATACCCTTATCCGACATTCAACTTTATGTATTCTTACATGAGAGAACGTGAGCTGCCACAGATTCTTTGGAAGATTCAACAAGCGGAGGAAAGAGCTAAAGAGTTAGAAGCTCAGAAGAATGTAAAATTTGAAAGTATGGCTGATATGTTTTAAACGACGTTGTCTAAAAATTTTATGGTAAGATACTTGTAAGGAGGAGAAACATATGAGTGATTTCACTTTTGAAATTAAAATAGCTACAAAGCCAGAACGTGTAGAATCGTCAAGGATGTCTCGAGAGACAGAACTACGATTGGAATTGATGGAAAGTAGACAACAGCTTGCAGATGCTAAACGGCTTGTGACTTCTATAGAAAAGTATATAAGAGAAATTGAGGAGGAACTTAATAATGAAAGAATGTAATTTAAGAAACTCATGTGATAAAGCTAAAACGTGCAACTCTCCGTGTCCTGCTTTTATCCAACTGCAAGGATTAGACGGAAATGGGGGTAAACAGAGAGAGTGTGGTATTCCTTCGGAGTATCGTCAAACAGATTTAGAAACTTCAAGATGTCGAGAAGATCAGTCGCATATCTATAGAGACCTAGAAAAATATGTAGGGACATTTAAGAAAGCTTTCAACATTAAGAGGAATGACAAAGAGAACCGCTTGAAGGATTTATTCTTTTACTCAATAGAGACTGGGACAGGCAAGACAACTACTGCATGTGCTTTAGCTAATGAGTTTTTACAATACAGCTACTTGCGTTCTGTAATGCTAGAAGAACCAGATGCCTTTAAAGACCCTATTTACTTTTTGGATGTACCACAATTGCAATATCTTTACTTACAAGCAAACAGAGGCGGAACTCCTCAAGATATCCGTGAAGAGGCATCTCGAAAGTATTACAACATGTTAGGAAAGGCAAAGAAGTCACGCTTGGTTGTGTTCGATGAGATGGCTTTGAGAGATGTATCTGAAGCATTTAGAGGTGACATTCATGAGTTAATTAACCACAGAGCGGTTGAGAATCTTACTAATATATATACAAGTAATTTACCTTTAAAGGATATGCTTGATATCTATGATAGAAGGTTATGGGATCGCATAAGACATTACTGTATCGAGTTCAACTTCATAGGGGAATCTAAGCGAGGTGAAATGCGATGAGGTGGATATGGTTACCTGTTAAGGGATACCCTAACTATTACGTATCAGACTATGGGGAAGTTATAAATATGGATACTATGCGAATACTTAAAAAGGATAACCGCAAAGGGTACTTTTCAGTTAGACTGAGCAATGGTAATGTTTCGAAAGTATTTAGCATACATAGGTTAGTCGCCACCGCTTTTCTTGGTAACTCTTCGAACCTACCACAAGTAAACCATAAGGATGGTAATAAGGTAAACAACCATGTAGATAATCTAGAATGGTGCACTCAAGAGTATAACTTACAACATCAACAAGTAAATGACCTAGTCTTACGAGGAGAGAAAAACGGGATGAGTAAGTTGACAGAATCCCAAGTAGTGAATATAATAAAACTTAATGATGGAAAACATTCTAGAAAAGAAGTTTCAAAAATGTTTAACTGTTGCACTGATAGTATAGGTAATATATGGAACAATAAGACATGGAAGCACATTCCAAGATAATAAGTAACAAACTAGGAGGATTAACACATGAGTTTATTCAGTGGGGAAATGATTTTATCTAAAATGCTTGACAATAAGAATAGTGACATTGAGGCTAAAAAGCTAGGTCTTGAGCTAGAAGACTTCCAGACAGCTACTGAGAAGGAAGCATACAGTTTCCTTCTCAGATACATAGACAGATACGGAGAGAATCCGGATTGGCGAACTCTTATGAGTGAAGTACAGGGATTTACCTACCGTGAAGACGTGCAAGACTCTTTAGAGTATCTTATCAATACAGCAAAAAGAAAAAGAAAATCTCGTGAGATTGAAACTTTCATGAATAAACATATTGACAATTGGGGAAAAGGGAATGTAGACGAATGGACAAACTCTCTCTTAGAAGGAATTGATTCAATCAATAAAGATACTGCTCCTCGTCAACATGTAGGCACAAATCTTGTGACCGACTTTTCTAAGTATCTAGAAGAGTATGACACTCGTAAGGCAGGTAAGAGCTTCCGGAGCTTTGCTCCTAAGCATAAATCCATGAGAGATGCTATTGGGAATTGGATCACAGGTAATATGTACACATGGTACGGTCGTTCCGGTAGAGGTAAATCAGCAGTCACTTTAGATGAAGCATGCTATCAAGCACAATTCAACGGAGCAAACGTATTGATTTGGTCTATGGAGATGTCAACTTTCGAGGTAATCTCTAGAGCGTATTCATTTATCTCAGGAAATGCAAAACTTAAAAAGCAAAACATTGGAGGAGCTGAATACATTGCAGGGTTTCAAAGTAACGACCTTATCAGAGGTAAACTATCTGAAAACGATGAAGAAGAATTCAGAAACTTTCTCGGAAACCTTAATGAGTATATCTCGGGAAGTATCACTATCCGTGGCAA